TGTTGCTCATGGTACAAATACATCCTTACTACCTTGTACAATACGATGTCCACATGTGTTACCTGAACCTATTCTAAGAACTTGACATCCTTCAGCAAAGACGGTAGGACTACCTTCAGTTGTTCTAGCTGCATCATGTGGTGGGTGGGGGTCTCCCCAAGGTGCATGAGGAGAGATGGGGCTTACATGCAGTCCAACTGGAATGCCATTACAAAACACCGTTGCGGCACCGCGCAATATCGCGCCGCCCGGTTGATTGGTATCACCCTTTCTACTCAATGCTGCCATGTTATCCCATTACAATTTTTTTATCTGGTAATTTAATTCCAGTTGTTGCTTCAATATACTTGTCTTTGATGTTATCATCAGTATTTGCATAAAAAGCAATCGCACTAGTATTTAGCGTTACATTTCCGCGTGGTTCTGCGGTAAACATGCTGGGAATCATCTGCATTCCCTGTTGACCGGGGGCAATTGACACCGGCTCTGTGATAATAATATTATCCCGTGTTATATCAATAACTTTGGCAATCATTTCTTCACCTGAGTTTAATTTAAATGTATATACTTTTCCTACTTGCATTAGATACTTTCTGTTAATTTTTGTTTGAGTTCAGTAAACCCACCCACAAGTTCTCCATCTAGGAAAATTTGTGGAACTGTACGGGCATTTGGTACTGCCTCTAGTAATTCTTCTTTTGTATAACCGTCGCCGATTTTCTTTTCTTCAAATTGTATCCCTTTGCTCTTTAGCAATGCTTTTGCTTGGTCGCAATAAGGACAGTGGTAGCGGGACCAAATAACTGCTGTCATATTATTTCCTTTTATAAATTTGGTAATTGATCGTAATCAAGTTGTTCACTCATTACGCCCAAAACGTAATTAGTACTTTCAGTTTCTTGTAATGCTGATTGTTTCTTTGATGTATCGCTGTGTTTAGTAAACCACGGAATAGGGGTAGATTTTGGACTGTTACCTTGATACTTAATACCAATTTCTTTCAATGCTCCTACTGCTGTGTAATCAACAAAGTCTTTTAATACATTAGCATTTAAGCCGATAACCGGGCCCATCTTAAACAAATAGTCTGCCCAGGCTTTTTCTTCACGGATAACATCCATGTACAATTGATAGACTTCAGTTTCACATTCTGGTTTAATAGCTGCAAAACGTGCGTCATCTTTAATCACTTGATTAATAAGGTAGGCAGTCCAGCCTTTATGTAGAAGTTCATCTTGGAGAATTAAACTGATAATATTGCCATTACCAATAAAGATTTTGTTCTCAACCATTGCTAGACTTGTAGCGAATGATACCATAAAGCGGAATGCTTCCAAAGCGTATGAGGCATGTAGAGCCATATAAATTGCTCTTACATGTTCTTGTTCTTCTACGGGTTGACCTAACTCTTTTGCACAGTTAATTCTGTGTAGGTCCTCATAATACTTACCAACACTTGACGCCATGTCAACGATTTCTTTAGTGTCATGTATAGTATTGAATACTTCTTTTGGCACATTATAAATGTTACGAATAATGTGACTATAACTCTTACTATGAATATTAGTTTCAAAGAAGGTCCAATTGTAAACTAGTGCTTCTAGTTCAGGCAAACTAATAACAGGCATAAAGATTTGACTTGGTCCGCGACCTTGTAAGCTATCTAATGCTGTTTGTCTTAGCAAGTTACTAGTGAAGATATGTTTAACCGCATCACTAGCATCTTTAAAGTCATTTGAATCTTTGGTAAGACTAACTTCTTCTGGTTGCCAAAAGAATCCACGTGCAGTTTCTTCAAACTTAGCAATCTTTGGATACTTAACTTCTTCAAAGCGTTGGATTGTGACAGGACCTGCTGGGTCTAGAAACATCTTGCGATTTAAGTAGTCTGTTTTTGTTGTTAAATTGTATTGTTGTTTTGACATTATAGCCCTTTAATCTGTTCTCGTTTTTCATGATATTCTTGATATAGTTCAATTTCTTTCATGTTGACTAAATGTCCAGCAGCAGTAATATGATTTTTCAACATACCCTCACTGAGCCATTGCAATCTTTGTTTGAATTCTTCTAAATTTGCACATTTCATATACTCATATGTATTCATGAGTTCTTTTCTTAGTGCTGCTAATTTTTGTTGTTTACTCATAATTTGCACGCCTCGCAATTTTCTTCTTCATCAAAATTAATAGGTTCAAGTGGCATATCAGGTGGAATTTCATCATCTGATTTGCTACCAGCCTTATTAATAAGTGAATAATAAAAGGTCTTGATACCAAAGTAATGTGCCTGCATCAAGTTCTTTGCTATCAATGTAGTTGGAACTTTTCTGTCAGGAAAATGTTTGGGGTTATAAAAAGTATTTACAGATATAGCCTGATCTACATAAGCCGCTAATACCGCTGCTGTTTTTAAGTATCCATCACAATCTTTTTGGTCCCACATCAATTGATATTTGTGCTTTAGTTTATGATATTCTGGCACAACTTGAGTAAAACTTCCTGCTTTACTTTCTTTAACACTAATTAAACTCATTGGCATTTCAATGCCGTTTGTGCTATTGATAACTACACTACTTGATTCTACTGGAGCGATAGCCATTTGCGTAGCGTTACGGACACCGTGTTCTTTCATCTGTGTACGTAGTGTTTCCCAATCTAATTCTGGAGTAAAGTCTGCTAGTTCATTAACACCGTTGGCACGTAGTTCCCAAGGAAAGATACCTTGACCATATCTTGTTTTGTCACTACCTTCACACTTACCACGTTCTTTGGCAAGTTCTACACTAGCTTCAGTTAGGTAGAATGCTAGATGTTCTGCCCAAGTTTTAACTTCTTGTAGCGCATCTCGCTCTCCATACTTCAACCCACGCTTTGCATGCCAATAGGCAAGATTTGTGATGCCAATACCTAGTGGGCGAATCTCATCGTTGCTTAGTTTGGACTGGATAGATAAAAAGTCTTGGTAATCAAGTATATTGTTAAGACTGCGGTGTAGAATGCGGCAAGCACGGCGCATGTCTTCTGGATTACGGAATGCTCCCCAGTTGATTGAGCCGAGTGTGCATAAGGCCACTCTGCCCTCTGCTTCGTCAATTTCATAATATTCATATTCATCATCCAGTTCTTCTGGAAGATATTCTATTTCTTCGTATAGTTTGTTCATACTGTTCTGCCTTTTTTGTATGTCATGTTCTCTTTCAGGAACTTTTCTAAATCTTTTTCATTAAGTTTAATATTTTTAATGCCGTTTGTTGCCCAGCGATGTCTTGAGGTTGCTGATGATAATTGTTTGCGATGGTCTTCGCTTCTATAGTAAGGATCATACTTAACTAGCACATCTAACTTTTTGTTTACTTCTTCTACTAGTTGTTTGAATCCATTGTCAATCCTATTTTTTAGAATCATTTGACTAACACCTAACTTTTCTTTAAGAACTGCTTCAATTTCTTTTCTAAGCAAGTAACCTCCTTGCTTATTTTTTTCTATACAAAACTGATACACTACATCTATTAGCATCTCTTTGGTAATACTGGGTTTAGCATTACTATTATTCATTCCGGTTGAATTAAACGACTTTAACTTACGGTGCTCTATCATCTTTTCTTCTGTATATTTTTCAAGGGTATTTCCGCCATCTCCGCCCCGAGTCATATTGTATCCGTTTTTTAAGGTATCTAACTTTTCAACGAATGTTTTTTCTAACTTTTTGGCTTCATCTTTGGTGTATACTTCTGCTAACACATCTGAAACGATGTTCTCATATCCATACTTATTGATAGCACGATGGAAATGTCTATCACTTCCTTCTAATGCTTCGCCGATATGATCCTGTAATCGTTCTTCCATTGTTTTACCTGTATATCCTATGTATTTCTTGCCATTTAATGTGTGACAATAGACAATATATTTCTTCATAAAAATTATTTCCTCTAGTCTTATTTATGCTTGAAATACTATTACCTACTATTTTATCTTCCTAATCTTAACTATGTCTGTGGGTTTAGTTTTCATAAACTCATCAACATTGGACTTTTTAACCCGAATCAATTTTCTAGTCGGATCGATCTTCTTAAAACTCTTTGTCGGCAAAAGTACCTCTAAGCAAAGGTTGGATTGATAAATTGTATGATATTCAGGATCAAATGGTCCTTGACTCATAACATTGTCAACGAACACTAAGTAGATACGCCCTGTATCTGTTCGTTCTTTAAGAATGCCACTCTTGAATACTTCTTCAGCACTCATTGTTTTCTTTCTTAAGTCTTTACGTTTTTCATATTTAACATATAGTTCTTCAAATAATTCAGTATTACTATAGAATGCTTGATATAAGTCTGGCACTTCATTTGGATCAAAGAATGTTATTTGTTCTTTATTTTTAAATCTTCTCCAGAAGAATGCACTAAGAACAACCCCATAGTCCATGAACCTGACACGTGTTTCATCGGTTCCTTGATTGTTTTTAAGTACGATAAGGTCATCAAACTGATGATGCCAAATGGGATAAAATACAGTAGCACTTGCATTACGAATACCTCCTTGACTGCAACTTCTTAAGTCTCCGAACC